TTGCACTCTAAATCTTCCCATACTAGGTCACAACTTGGACAGATATGAAATAATAGATCTGAAAGTAGATGAGCGCGCCATGCTCTCAGGACGAATTTACTACAGCAGTTCAAAAGATACCGCCACCATTCCATATCGCATCTTCCGAGATATTCAAGGTATATGTGCAGCTCCGGAAGACCCAGCTAACCCAGGTAAAAAATATCGCTGCAGTGACCTAGGTGTACACGGAGGGCATACCTTCGACTTCCGATAGCATGAAATAAAAATCCGCTAAATTACAAAGAGAAAAAAGCCCACTAGCGAACCTGGCGGGCTTTTTCTTTGGGCGTGTCTTTCCATATTTTGCTTACCGAAGCTGCTACGCGCAGTCATCGGAGTGTTGGGCAGTGACGCCGATGTGTAGTTCGTGGAGCAGGAATTCGAACTCAAGCAGACCGTCGTATCGGCCTTCGGCACCCCCCAGATCCTCTTGCATAGAGTCACCCTTCAGGCAATCAGCTTTTATTGCATTGAAGAGCGCCATTCCATCGCACCTTGCGGAATTGGCTCTAGCGGTGATCAGGAAAAAGCAGAAGCCACCTGACGGCAGCTTCCGTGGATGGACTCAACCTTTGGAACATGCAGCGAAGCTGGTTTGCCTCAAAATCTCAAGTGGCTCGTTTTGGGCTTCTGAGACACCGCGAATTCGGCTATCTTGTTCCGCAGCAAAGATGAGATCGCGAAAAAGTATATACCTGTAATGTCCTTGAATAGGGTTTGTCTTGACAAGCTCAATTCTATTCACGAATTGATTTTTCGGAGCAGGAATCCAATCAACCCCAGAAACCCAGCTCAGAAAATTGGTTCTTGTGTAACGTATACCTTCAGCATAGTTGGCAACAAGCCAAAATCGCGAATCTCGCTCGGATGCAGTTTTTCTCTTGTCTTCATCACTGCGAACATCAAAAATTCGACCGCTTGGATTAAAAGCCCAGACCTCATCCACTGATTTCGATGTATCTGGGTGCAAGGCAACATGCGATGCAAGCGCCCCTCCTAAGGAGAACCCAGTGAGAATTCGTTTCGGAACGTCAGGATGCTCTGAAGCAATTTTTCGGAACAGTTCTCTCGCCTGCGCATATTGAGATGTCGAGCCGATGAAGTTAGTAACCACCCAGTCTTTCCAGAAATCATCGAACTGCGACCCTGTGAAAGCGATGACCAGTGCTTCGATCTCCTGGGAGCCAGGTGATCTGTGAAGCAAAAAAGCTCTCGCCTGAAATCCATCTTCACCGTATATCGGATCCGGTTTAATTGGAACCAGCCGCTTCGGAGTTTCAATCCAATGAGCCTTATCTTCCAATTTATTACCTTGTAAAGCTAAAGCTGCCGCTGTGACGTACATGTAGCCGTTACGAGCAGCGCTAAGCTCATCTTTTTCAAACTGTACTTGATCCGTCCTAAGGAACGGCTCATTGCACCAGTAGACTCCAGGTCTCTCTTTATTCACTATCGCGCAAGCGCTCAACAGTAGAGACAGACCGATAGCTAAAACAGCTCTCTGCATAAATCCTCCCATCCTTGGTTTGTAAGATGGAGAGAATAGACCTCAGATCGCAGCAATGGATGCGGGATGCCCCCAATAGCGGATGCAAATAAAAACACCAAAGCCCGCTGGCGAACCGAGCGGGCTTTTTTTCAGCCTGACGAAGATCACTTGGTCGCGTCTTTGATCGCTTCCTTCACGTCGCCAGCTTTCTTCTGGGCCTTGCCCTCGACCTGCTTGGCCACGCCCTTGGCTTGTTGCTCAGGGCTGTCAATCAGCTCGCCGGCCTTCTGCTGAACCTTGCCAGCAGCATCCTTGACCGCACCCTTAACTTGATCCTTGTTCATACAAACGTCCTTTGGGAGTTGAGCTTTGAAACGGTAGCTTTGCAGCACCGGAACCTAGGTTAATCAGCTCATCTCGTCCGGCATGACAGCCGGAGCGGCGTTCGGATGTGGGTTGGACAGCGCGGCCCTGTCGGAACATTTCTCACCAAAAAGAAAGCCCGCAGGCTTCAGAGCTGGCGGGCTTTTCATTTGAGCGCGAATTTCCATCGCTTTCATGTCTTGCCAGACTCACCGCCTGGGGACGTTGCCGATGGGAGAAAGGCGGTTTATTTGCGCCTGCGCTCTAGGTACGCAGTATACATCACCCTTTCCCGGCTGCAACCACCTTCAGCCCCTTTATGCGCTTGAGCGCGGCGATGGTGCCCGAGCGTGCGCGGTCCACATGGGTGGCTATGTGCTCGGAGATCAGCTGGCCCTCGGCTTCGTGCGGCACCTCGCGAGTGCCGAAGCCCTTGCAGATCTCACAGACAGCCATCTCGCCCAGCTTGAGACCTCCGCAGCCGGGGCACTTGCTGTCGCACCACCACAGCAGCACGTCGGTCAGCTTGGCGCGAGCGTCTTTGATGCCCTGCGCCAGCACCCACGGCAGGAAACCGGCGTGCGCGTCCACCAGGCGGGCGTACTGGGGCAGGCTGGTCAGGATCTGCATGCGGCGCTCCATGTGCCACCGGCCTTCGGCCACGCGGGCTCCCACCATGTCGAGACGCCCCCTGCTCTTTCGCGGCAGCTGTTCGGCCACCCTCTGCAGTTGCTCGTCGGTCAGTGGGCGCGGCTTCTCGCGGCGGTCCCATTCGCAGATCAGCTGCTGGACCAGCCGGCCCAGGCCTGCACGCTGGATGCCAGCGGCGATCAAGTAGTCCGCGTCACCGCGTTTCTCCAGGTCTACGGACAGATCGCTGCTGGTGCTCGCGCTCGTCAGGCGCTCGATGACATTGGGCCGCTCAGCGGCGAGTGTGATTGGTGCTTCTGTTGTCATACGGTCTTCTGGCTCAATGGGATGCGGTGCCGCTGCGGCGTTCGTTGAGGACTGGCCGGAGCCGACTTGCTGCGGCGTCGCACTCCTCGCGTGTGCCGATGGTCAGAGGCACGTAGTCCATGGAATGGTCAGCTGCGCACGCCCTGCGGTTTTTGGTCAGCATGTCCATGAGGGACTCGATATGCAGCGCGCACTGGCTCTGGCTCCACAGCAGGACATGGCCAGCCGCAAGGTTCGGGACAGCGCGATCAGGGTTGGTCAGCGAATTCATCTTTTGGCTCCTGGGTTGAGAAAGGGACATAGCAGATGGCGCGGCGCCGGCTGTTCGTGGCGAACTGCTGGGCTGCCTTGTTGAACCAGAGGTACTGGCTGTAGTGCTGCACGTCGCCGTTGCGCTGCTTCTGCAGCTCCAGCTTGGCGTCGGGCTTATCGGGGTCGTGGCCGGCGTCGTTCTCGTCCTTGCGCGCGCTCCAGACCGTGAACACGTTGTCGGCGCCGTCGGTGATCTTGGAAGACCCGGCAACGTCCAGCTTTCCAGGCCCTTTGGACTCGTCAGCACCCTTGCGCGGGTGGGCGACCAGGTGGACATGCACGCCATTGCGGCGCGCGAAGTCGCAGATCTTGCGGACGGCCTCCTTCTGGGCGGTCATGCTGCCTGGGCCGTCTTCGGGCACGTCCGTCATCATCAAGCTGTCGATCACGAAGTGACGCATGCCGTAACGCTTGGAGCCGTACAGGAACACGGCCAGGAGACGGTCGATGCCTGCGCTGCCCACCACGTTGAAGAACCATTGCTTGTCGTGCAGCCAGGCTCCGATGGCGTCGATGTAGGGCATGCTTGGGCGGTCCAGGCCCGCGGCCTGCTTGACGGTGCGCTTGAGCTGGCGTTCGGGTGTCATCTCGCCGGAGAACACCATCACGCGGTCGCCCTGCTGCATCAGCCCCAGCAGCACCTGAGACAGCATCAAGCTCTTTCCGTGGCCGTTGTAGCCGGTCCAGACGGTGACCTCGCCGGAGCGGAACTCAAACCAGTCCAGATCCTTGTCCAGGCGCAGCACCGGGTCGCCCTCGTCATCGTGGGCCGGATAGAACATGGACTTCACGCGGTTGATGAAGTCGCTGGCCTGACGCATCTCCTCGGGGTCCAGGGTCTTGGCTTCTTTGGTGGCGTGCCAGAAGTCCTCGCCGCAAGCGCCCTTCTGCAGGAACTCGTTGGCGTCCTTCTCGGGCAGCGTGACCAGCTTGCAGCGCTCCAGGCCCAGGCGGCGGACGATCTCCTGCGCCCCGGCCTTGCCGGCCTCGTCGCTGTCGAAAAAGATCAGGATCTCGCTGAAGCAGTCCAGGCGCTCCCAGTCGTTCTCCAGCCACTGGTGATTGCCAGCGCCAGCATTGACCGACAGCGCCGGGATGCCGACCTGGTGCAGCGTCATCGCATCGATCTCGCCCTCGGTTATCGCCACGGTGCGGGCCTTGGGGTCGATCAGGTGCCAGCCGAAGAGGCAAGGCTCTGCCCCGCCCTCCTGCCGCATGTCCCGCTTCTCCGCGATGTTGCGGTACTTCACGTTGACCAGCTCGCCGTTGCGCAGGTACGGGAACACGGCGTAGGTCTTGCCGCCGCGGATCTGCTCGGCCACCCGGAAGGCAGCGATGGTCTCGTCGGTGATTCCCCGGCCGTTGAGCCACTCCTTGACGCCGGCCTTGGCGGCCTGGCACTGCGGCTTTGACGGGCGCTTGAAGGTCTTCTTCTCGCGCTCGGGCATCACGTCGCGGATGCCGAGGTACTGCTTCGCCTCGCGGATGGCTTCGCCGATGGACTGGCTGCGG